TGTAAAGGGTTTGTAATTTCTACGTCATTGAATTGAACTTTTGGATAATTAGTGATTTTATTTTCAGGTTCAAATGTTTCTGGATAAACTCTAAATGGAAAAGCATATGGGTTTTCACCTCTTACATGAGAAACATAACCAATTAATTTACGTGTTAATAATTCTTTACCTCCTTCAAAATTATCAGAACTATCTTTAAATGTACCGTCTTTATTAAAGATTTCATCTTGACTAATAGTACTACGGTTATCGTTTACATTTAATAAATTGGTCATCCATAGGATTTCATTATATGAATTATACATTGGTGTAGCAGTAAGTAAAAGTAATTTCATATTATTACTATATTTTGCTATCTTCATCAATAAAGAACCAATTTTCTTTTTGTTATTGTCTTCACTTATACGAATATTATGTGCTTCATCAATTATGAGTAAACGGTTATTAAATAGGTTTTTAATTTTTTTGATTTGTTCTAGTTTCATTTCTTTTACATTTAAATTTTCAGAGTTGACTTTAATAGACCTGTCAATAAATCTAGAAAATTCAGTATAACCTAAAAATAAATAGTGACTTTTAATTAAATTATTGATTTGTCTAATAATTGTTTCTCTAGGGACATCTTTCATATTTGTAGGGTTTATTTCTTTAATTAGTGATTGACCAATACATGTAGTTAAATTCCAATATCCTCCATTATTGGCTAGTTTACTTTCATCAAATAGTTGTAATTTAAAATTTTTTTGAACATTTGGTGATGCTACAATAATAATTCTTTGTGTTTTTTTATTTTGCATATTATAAATTCTAACTTCTTCAGATATTCCTATAGCAGAACATGTTTTACCAGTACCAACACCATGAAATAATAATAAACTATTGTAAGGTGTTTGTGAAGATAAAAAGTTTTTAATAAACATTTGATTAGGTGATAATTCAAAAGAAGCATTACAATATTTATCAGCCTGTTCTTCTATGTTGTGAATAGTACCATCATATTTTGTTTCAGAGAATTCTTTTTTCGCAGCTATTCTAGAACTGAATTTGGAGTCATTTAAAGTAGGGTACAATTCATCAAAAGCAGTATTATCATCATATTCCAATAATTCTTTTTTTTTCAAATAATTATTATATTCTTTTGATTCAATATCTTGAGGTATGATACCTAGTTCGTTTTCATTATCAATATCAGTTTCATTTTTATCAATATTGAAAGTAGGTATGTTTCTAGAAATATTCATATTATAAATATATTGATCATCTATTTTTTGTAATTCTTGAAAGTTAATTTCACTATTATCTATTTCGGGAATAACATAATCATTAATTATAGTATCTTCTACATTATTTGATATAGTATCTATTTTAATGCTGGATTTTTTTGGTGTTTTGAATGGCGTTCCTTTTATTTGATTACGTAATTCTTCTTGTTTGTCTAATATAGCATCAACTAGAGATCTACGATTGGCTAATCCGTAAATATATTGTCTACCTGTTTTTTGATTAGCAAGAATAGAATAAATATCACGTAGATTTTGTAATTTGATTTGCTCATAATTTTCTTTTGTAAACTGCTTATCATTATTATAAATAAGAGCATCATCAATTACTACAATTTTCTTTTTTTTGTTTGTAATCGTTTCTTGACCAATTGTTTTTCGAAGACTTTCTAATAAAGGATTAGGTGTATCGACAGTTACATCAATAGGTTTTATAGATAGAATACTATTTTCTTGTTTTTGTGTGGATCTATTTTTTTTCATTATATTATTATAATATAACGAAATATATTTATACTATAAAAATTCTATATGTACTTATAATCTCATTTATATTTTTTAATATTTGTTTCTTTTCTAAATTATAGTTTCGTATACATGATATACATTCATCATATGTTTTCCATTTAATTTTACTTACTTCACTGTCTTGAAAAACGGTTTTAATGTCACTATCATGATATTTCATATAAGCTAGATAATATTTGTGTTTATAAGATTTATAATTAGAACCAGTAAATATTTCTTCAAAAGGAGTAATATTATTAATATTATGTAATAAATTCAAAGAATAACCAGTTTCTTCTTCGAATTCTCTAAGAGCGCAAGAGTAATCTTTTTCTTGATAGTTTCTTCTGCCTTTTGGGAACCCCCATTCAGGTTCAATCCAATTAGAAGTGTTATTTGTGATAATTTCATTTAAAGATACAAATTCATCTGAAATATAGCAACCATTTTTTAATAGATTAAATTTTTCTTTTGACGTGGATTCTTCATTCTTATATTTTGAAATATTAAAAGAGCCCCATAATTGGTTCCATAAATCATCAAAATCATTATTTAATAATTTTTCTCTTTCAGATATAGTCATTTGATTAATCATATCAACAATATATTGTTTATCATAAAGATTATATTTACCTCTAAGAAAATCAATATATCCTAATGTATCTTTTCTACATATCATAAGATACTCAATAATGTTATTATTAATTCTAAAGCAAATTATACCATTACTAGTTATAGGTAATTTACATTGATGATATAAGTGTCCTTGTTTTCCACAATTGTTACAATAATTATCTGTCATGATATCTATTAATAAACAATAATCTTTATGTGTATTTAATTTAATCGTAAAAAAATAATTATAATTATGAATATATAATATAATGGAAATAAAAGATTTTAATTCAGATGTATGGGGACCTCAGTATTGGTTTTTTATGCACACTGTTGGATATAGTTATCCAAAGAAACCAAATGAAACAACACGACGAAAATATTATGATTTAATAATGAATATGCCTTTATTTATACCTGACCCAGAGATAGGTAAGACATTTAGTAATATGCTTGATAAGTATCCAGTAACACCATATTTGGGTAATAAAGTAGATTTTCAAAAATGGCTACATTTTATTCATAATAAGGTAAATAAAAAAATAGGAAAACCACAAATATCTATACAACAAGCATATAATGATTATTGTTATCATTATAAACCAACATATGTAAAAATATCAGAATCTTTTAATATTTCAAAACATTATATTTATGCTATATTTATAATATTAATTACAATTTTCATATATATGAATGGAATCTGAAAAATATATTTATAGTATATAAATGAGAATTGAAATTGTATTTATAATAATAACAGGAATATTAGTAGGCAATATTTATACTGATGGTAAATACTATAAAATGTTATTTTCTTTAAAAAAATATTATCAAATGGCTGGTATTGTATTTGGTGCTTATATGTTATATTGGATAATAAAAAAAAATCCATCAAATGCATCAGAAATAGTGAAAGCTTCAAATGAATATTTGAAATATATGCCTGTAGATAAGAATACTAGTAAAATGATTAGTCCATTTTTAGATTTTGGAACAAAAAACATAGTACAAGAACAACAAAGTACAGATAGAATAATACAATCCGGAAAAAAAGGTACAAAACGTTCAGTTAGTGAGACCAAAAAGAAGTTTGTTGCATCAAACCAAAGTTGGCAATGTGGTGATTGTAATAAACAATTAAACGCATGGTTTGAAGTAGATCATAAAATAAGATTAGAACATGGTGGGTCAAATCATGTAGATAATTTAGTAGCATTATGTCGTGATTGTCATGGAAAGAAAACAACTATGGAAAATTTATAATAATATTATATATAAATGACAAATTATTTTAATAAATTAATAAATACACTATCTAACAAAAGTTTTTTTAGTAATGTATTTGGATATTTACTTACTTATGGTTTAATAATAATGATGGGATTTATATTATATTCAAGTTCATTAAATGTAAATTTTATTAGTAGTAACTTCAATATTATTGTATTTCTTAGTATATTATTTGCTTCGATATTTATAGTTTATGCTTTGACATCAAATATTTTAAAACAATTAAATAGTACAAGTAATCAAATAATAGCAGGGTCTTTAGCTGCTGTATGGGGTGTTTTATTAATTCAAAATTATTTCAATATATCATACAGCACAGCACGTTTAATAAGATACGCATACATATTATTAATTATATTAATAGTTTTAGTAGGTTTAGCTATTTTCTCATCTATTTTTGGTAATTACATGCGTTCTTTAGATGGTATTATGGGTTTTATTGCTTATTTCATATTTTATATTCCTTGTATGATATCAGATTTTATAAAAACAGTATTAGAAGAACTCAAAATAACAAATAAAGAAGTATATATTTTATACATAATTGAAGCTGTATTAGTATTCTTATTATTCTTCTTTCCACCAATGATGAAAAAAATAGTATCTACTGGTGGATTAGAGGTACTATATGATCCAGTATTTTTAGATAAAGAGATGTCCTTAACATCATATGAAGAAATAAAATCAATTGATAAAGAACCACAAAGTTACAGTATAAGTTTATGGACATATATGAATACTGGAAGTAATTCAAATAATGTCTACAAAAACGGAGGTCATGTTTTAAGTTATGGTGATTTGGTTATTAAATATAAAAATAACAATAATGAAATTCTTGATATGAAAGCTGTAGTTTCTGAATATGATAAATCAGGTACAAATGATAACTTAGATCCAACTTACGGTATACATAAAGAAAATATTAAGGACTTGTATGATAACAAAAAAAGAATAACTGATATTTTTGAAATACGATTAGCTGGTCAAACTAAGGAATTAAAATTACCACTTCAAAGATGGAGTAATATTGTGATAAACAGAACTTATAATGATGTAGATATTTTTATTAATGGAAAATTAACAACATCTTTTGTTCCATCAAATTTTGAACTTGCATCAACCGATAGAATAAAAACAGGACAGAATGGTTTAAGTGGAGCAATATGTAATGTTATGTACTATAATAATCCTCAAACAAAATCACAAGTTGCGTATAATTATAACCTATATCAACCATTAAATCCACCAATTCTTTGAAAAATATAATATAGTAATAATGTTTTATAAAATAAAATAACTGTTACTAAAAAAGTGTGTATAATTTTATCGGTATATGTTGTATTATTTTCATTCAACTCTGAATAGAAATCATGATATCTATCATTTGTATAATTTAAATCATTATTATCAATTATGAGATTCTTATTAATCTCAATATGGTTATTGATACGTTTTTGACACATTAAATATTTAGATAATATATTTTTATATAGAATTATATTATATAATGAATATTACTTTTATAGTTTTAGGTATTGTAGTAGCAATATTAATATATGTATTATATCTGTACTTTTCAGATAATTCACAAAATATTCTTAAATATCAAGATATAAATGATTCACAAATAAGTATTTCATCAGATGATTTGAGGAGTCCAGGTTCAACTAGATATGCCTATGGTATGTGGATATACATTAATAGTTGGGATACAACATCAGATAAAATATTATTTAAAAGAGATGATGATTCCATTATTGTAAAATTAGCATCAAATACACCTACATTAACTGTTAAATTAGGTGAAAATGATGAAATTTTAGCAACAAATAACTTTCCTCTTCAAAAGTGGGTTTATGTTGTAGTAAGTGTAGACAATAATATTGTTGATGTATATTTAGATGGAAAATTAGTAAAATCTGAACGTGTAAATGAAACAGTAATGCCTAAAGAAAAATCAGGTTTAACATCCGGAAAATTTGATGCATTTGTAGCACGTTTTAAACGTTGGGCTCATCCACTTAATCCTCAAGTTGTGTATAATGAATATATGAAAGGAAGTGGACAAGGAGGTATGATTACTGGATATGGTGTTGATGTTTCGGTACTTAAAGATAATATCGAACAAACTAAATTTGCATTACTGTAAATTAATATATAATAAATGTAGTAATATATTATATATGTCTCAAGAAAATCAAAGTACGTTATCAGATATAACAAATAGTATTCAAGAAGGATATGATAGTGCAAGAAATACTTTTGAAGATACTAAAGAAAGTATTTCAGATTCATTGAATACATTTTCAGATAATGTTGGTGCTCCAGCAGCATTTATGGATTCAAATACTTTAGTAGCTAAATTTTCATTTTTAATTTTGATTATTATTATCTTTATAGTATTATTCCGTATTGGTGTAGCATTGATATTATATTTTTCATCACCTAGTAAGTCACCTTACGTTATAAAAGGATTATTAGGTGGTAATGATTCAAATACGATTTCACAAGATCCAAATATTTCAGATTCAGTATTAATAAACCGTTCTAATAACCAAAGTAAAGGTGCTGAATTTTCATGGTCAATATGGTTATACTTATCAGATATTGATGTAAAGAATGCTGAAAAATATCAACATGTGTTCAATAAAGGTACTGATGATTGGGATCCTACAACAGGAAAAGCAATGACAAATAACGCACCAGGTATGTATATTGGTCCAAACAGTAATAATTTACATATTACTATGGATACAATGCAAACAGGTGATGCTGCTACAACTATCGACATTGATAATATTCCTTTAAAAAAATGGTTTCATGTTGTTTTAAGATTACAAAACAATACTTTAGATGTTTATATAAATGGTACAGTTTCGGATAGATTAATATTAAATCATACTCCAAAGCAAAATTTCCAAGACATTTATATTAATCAAAATAATGGTTTTAATGGACAAATGTCAGATTTAAGATATTTTGATAGAGCATTAAATGTTTTCGAAATTAACAGTATATTAAACAATGGTCCAAATTTAATGTCAAGTTCATTATCATCTAGTGCTGATAGTGGATTTTACGGTTACCTCTCAAATATGTGGTATACATCAAAAGTATAAATTATATATATTTCATTACTATATATAATGTCAGATGAATTAGAATCTTTTTGCATTCAACGTAGAAAAAAACAATTAATGTTTAATCCTTTGACTCGTTTTGAAAAACAGTCTCCTTATGGAGGTAGATTTACAAAAGAAGATTTTGATATGAGACGTAAAGTAGAAATATTAGAATATAAAAAAGATGATTTTAAAGTAAAACAAGATACACAAAAAGATGTGTTTTCAAAAGTTATCAAAGGAAACAATAATAAACAATTATATCAAAAGAGCTTTTATAATCTTGGTCAATCAACTTTATATTTGGATGTTTATGATAAATATGTATATTCAGAAATAAACTATATAATATGTAATAATACTAGTGGTCCTAATTATAAAACACCATCATCCAGTGCGGGTGTTCCTGGAAATCTTGAACTTTATAAAGATGAAAGTGTTCCTTTATATAATTATAAAAATGATCGAAATTATGGAGCACAACCGCCTTTATTTGATTATAATTTATATGTTCAAAGTACTCAGAATTTGAAAATACTTCCACAAGTAGAAACAGAGATTTTGAATTTTTATACTATAAAAGCAAGTAGTAATGAGACAAATGTAACTAAATTATCAATTCCTATATCTTTATTTGTCAATGGTGAATATTTACAAGTATCTGAAAATCAACAAGTGGATATAAAAAATATTACATATGCGTTAAATACAAAAAATTATAAATCAAAATTTAATGATAATATAAAACAACAAGGATCTTATATAGATACTTCTAATTTTACTGATAATATTGATTTTGATATATCTTTTAATCCAACACCAACAAATAAAAAATTTAACATTGAATTTTATATGGGTAATATAGAAATTACTGGTTTAACTTATAATAGCGCAACCGATTATGTTTATGATTTATTGAGTACATTTCAAACAACTGTCCCAGATAACGCTGCAAATACATTGATAGGGCTTCAAAGTAATAATAGGATAGACTTATCATTTGGATTGACTATAAATCCCACAAAAAATGTAGATATTTCAAATTGTATACTAAATAGTACACAAAATAAGGATAGCGTAATACCCTTAATAATAAATGCTACATCTAATAATAATAATGAAAAAGTTGAAATAAAATATACAAATCAGTTATTTGAAAATAAAATATTATATCCAGTAGTTTCAAATACACCTACAATAGTAACAATTAATAAAAATTTAAGTTCTCATGTTTGGTTTGATGTAGTTACGTATAACAATCAAAAAAAAATATTTTTAAGAAATAGTGTTTATAGAAATGGAACATATTATGTTGAAGATATAAGTTTTAATGAAAATACCAAATATTACATGAGAAAAGGTAAATATTATTTTGTAAATATATCACAAAATCATCCAATAGCATTATTAAATAAAAGTGTTGCTTCAGATATAACTTATGATAATAATACCTATAGTAGGAATCCACAATATAGTTTTAATACAGTTAGCGTAACAACATCTGATGGAGTAACATCGAGTGAAGCAGATCCATCTTATAACTTTTATTGGAATTCTATTGAAATCCTTGTAAAAGAAGATTTTAATAGTTGTAGTTTATATTGTAAAAATCATGGTTATATGGGCGGAAAAGATATATTAAATTATGGTACAGGAGATTTTAATGAACCACCGCAAATTATTCCAATTATTGAACCACCCTTAGCTACAATTAATGTAGATGGTGTAAATGTTGTTAATCCTGAATCAGCAAAACAAAATTTACAAACTCAATATAATACTTTTTCTTTTACAAACTCAAATTATTAATTATTTAATTTTTTAGGCATAAAAGATACACCACAACCACAACTAGTTGCTATTTTGCGATCTATATTATATGTAAATTTACTTTCAAAAATACCTTTTTTAAAATCTTCTTTGATATAATCAATAGTAGTACCAAATAAAAACATTTCAGATACTGGGTCAATATAAACTTTCACATCGTCATTTTTTATAATATTCGGTTTTTGTTTTTGTATTTTATTCAATTCATTGGATGTTATTAAATTAAGATTAAAGTTAAAGCCATTACATCCTCCAGAGGTTACACCAAACAAAAATCCTAATTTATTATTAGATTTTTTCATGATTATGTTCATTTTTTTAAATGCATTTGTTGTAATACTTATAATATTTTTATTCATATTATAATTATTGTGATATTATTTATATACTTATAATTGATGAGTTGTTACAGGATAGTTATTTTGTTGTGGTTGTAAATTTGGTGTCATTGTAGGGTTTAAACACATTTTTTTAGTAGGGAATATTTTTTCGGACATACATTTTTGATGTTCAGATACTTCGACACATCCACGATTTCCTTGAAAGTCACCAACATAACAAAATCCACTTTTTTTAGAAGCTGTTGTTGCTTGAATTGGATTCATTGGACTTGAAGCAGGTACTTCTTTGAAGTTATCACTAAATGTTTTTTTCATGTCATTTGTTAATCCACCTTGACTTGCTTTTTGTAATAATCCACCAACAGATTGTATTGTACCTTCAGCTATATCTATTGTTAATTTAGCAGTGTTTGATGCTAGTTCAGCGGTTTCATTAAGTATTGTCCCTGTAGAGTAACCAAATAATGATAATATTTTTCTAATAAAAGGCATGAATATATTTGATAGAACTTGTATAAAGTTTCCAATAATATAAAATATGTTAATATCCATAATTGCTAATATTAATACAATTGTTAAAATTACAATTAGGATATTTCTACTGTCAAAAATTATGGTATTTTCAGTCATTATATATAATAACAAATGAAAATAAAATAAAAAGAGCGTTCAAATATATATTATATTATATTTCTTAAAAGTAATGGGAGGTATATTTAGTTTTTTAAATACATTTTTTGTAGGCAGTCTATTAATGTCTGTAATTTTAGTAGTAATGATGTTATTTCAGTTTCGTCAACGTATTAAGCAATTAGAAGAAAAAGGTGATACTATGCTTCAAATTATAAACAGTATTGTTGAAAAAATGAAAATAACAGAATTAGAAGTATCGCCTCAATATGTAGGGGGTAATAATGCTATTTTGAATGAAGAAGAAGATAATTTTATCACATCAGGAGAAGTAGCAAGAGAGCAATATGAAGAAGAAATGGAGGACGATGAAGCATCTGGAGATGAAGATGAAGCATCTGGTGATGAAGATGAAGAATCTGGTGATGAAGATGAAGAATCTGGCGATGAAGATGAAGAATCTGGAGATGAACAAGAACAAGAACCAGACGAATCTGGATATGAACAAGAACAAGAACAAGAAGAAGTAGATATTAACAATTATGAAAATAAAGAAGATACAGTTGTTAATGATATTCCTGAAAGTATAGAAGTTTCTGAAACAGATGTAAATTCTTTAGTTTCTGATGAAGGTCTAAGTAAAGACGATAATAGTAGTGTATTTTCAAAGTTAACTGTTTCTCAATTAAAAGAAGAGGTAAAAAATAAAGGTTTAGCCTCTAATATATCAAAATTAAGAAAAAGTGAATTAATTGAATTGTTAGCTACAAACTAATTTATTTACATAGTATATAATGAATAAATACGGTGATTATAATAGTATATATAAACCAACTTTAGATAAATTAGAACCAATTGAAAAAAAAAATGAATTATTTTTAAAATCAAAAGGAATACAATCAAACTGGCAATATAGAAAATATTTAACAAATAAAGTCATTATTAATAATGAAATAGATAGTTTTGAAAATAATAATAAATTATATTATAAATTAGAGGATAAAAATAGACATAATAAAAGTGATTTGAAAGTAAATTATGTAAATACATTAAAAAATGGCTTTTACAAAATAGCGCCATCATTACATACAAATTAAATACTTATAAAATTATTAATGATCAATTCGTTATGTAAAACATTGAGTTCTTCTTTTTTTAAATCTGTTTTTTTTATTTCCACATATTTTTTTTTTATATTTACACTATTTTGTTTTTTTATATATACAAATTTAATTTCATCATGACTGTAAAAACAATTTCTAGGTAAGTTATTATGATTACGAACTTTACCAGATTGAAAACTTATAAAAGAATCAGTTATAAATGTAATTTTACCATAATTGCGAATATTAATTTTATTTTCATCATCCCAAACAGTACATATGTAAGCATCTTTTCCTATGTACCAATTATATGATTTGTTATCTTTAAATGACCATATTTTTTTTTGTAATGTATTTTTAATATTTAATAAATCTCGTTGCATAATTATTTATACAAAAGATAATATAAACTATAAATTTCAATTTTATATACAGATGAAAGTTATTAGTTTTGATGTTGGAATTAAGAATATGGCTTATTGTATTTTTGAAATATCTGGAAATCAATTTGATATTAATAATTGGAAAATAATGGATTTAGTAAGTAATGATACTGTAGAAAAAAAGTATTGTGAACATTTACAAAAGAATGGAACTAAGTGTAAAAATATAGCTAGATTTACATGTAATAATAAGAGTTATTGTAAAACACATGGAGAAAAAAGTGGAATACCTTTATATTCAAAAGAACTTAAAAAAAGTACATTACAAAAGAAGAGTATAGATGAACTTCAAGAACTATGTAAGAAATCATTTATAAAATTAGAAAAAAATACAAAAGCATGTATGGTTAAAACATTAGCTGAACATTATTTAAAAATTTGTTTACATCCATATAAACAAAAAAAAATATTATGTGATGATTATGACCTAATACACATTGGAAAAGAAATGAAAAAGCAAGGAGAAGAATTGTTTGATAATGATATTAATATTGTATTAATTGAAAACCAAATTTCACCTATTGCAAATAGAATGAAAACAATTCAAGGTATGTTAGCGCAGTTTTTTATTATGAAAATAGACGATATAGATATCAAATTTATTAGTTCCCAAAATAAATTGAAATACTTTAATAAAAACAAAGATTCTAATAAAAAAAACAATTATAAAGATAACAAAAAGAATGGAATTTTGTATACAAATGAAATTTTAGAAAAATACAATATGACAAAGTGGAAAACGTCTTTAGATACTACAAAAAAAGATGATTTGGCGGACGCTTTTTTACAAGGTGTTTGGTATATAGAAAATAATATTTTAAATGCGTAGAAATATAAACATAATTATTCTGTTAATATCATAATGGAGCCTATAAATATTTCGTTTGATAATATGGAATCTATAAATATTTCTGACCCACAAATTAGTGGTGGAAATGATAGTTTAGGTGTTGGTATTGAATTACTAATGAATGACAAAAAAAAATCTTCTACTCCTACTATTGATGTAGGTGATTTAAATACATTAGAAGATGAATTGAATGAATTAACAAATATAAATACATCATCTTTAGGAAATACAGAACCATTAAATAGTTTTTCTACTGAACCTTTACAACCTACAATGTCTATCCCAATTGATGAAATAAAATTAGATGACTTAAATACTGATTCAAAATTAGGATCAGCAACTGCTAATTTTGTAGGACAAGGTTCCAATAATTTTATGAAACAACCGACTGTCTTTCCTACAACTAATATGAGTGACAGGGAAATTAGAAGAAAAAAGAGAATAATGTTAAAAAAAATGGAAGAATGGAAAGATAAAGGTTTAATAAAGACATACTCAAATTATACAATGGAAAGTCCTTTTGATGAAATAGAAGATGAATATGAGACTGTATTAGAAGACAAACGTAGAAAAGATAGTGTAAAATTACAAGGATGGTGGTTTATGACTGCTGTGAATTCAATTGAATATATTAATGGAACATGGAATCCATTTGATTTGAATTTAGATGGTTGGGGAGAGCAAGTTAATGAAGATATAGATAGTTATGAAGAATTATTTGGGGAACTACATGAAAAATATAAAGGAGGAAAGATAGCTCCTGAATTATCATTACTATTACGTCTTGGTTTTAGTGCCGCTGTAGTTAACTTTACAAATAAGGCTTTATCCACATCAGTTCCTGGATTTAATGATGTTATACGTCAAAATCCTGATTTAATGAAAGCATTTACTGATGCTACCGTAAATTCAATGAGTGAAAAATCACCAGGATTTGCTTTTGCTAACAATATTGTAAATGAAAATGAACGTCCACGTGGACCACCACCTCCAGCACCACAATCCACAAAAACTGAACGTTCTTCAAAGCCAATGAGTAGACCAGATATTTCAATGGCTCGTGATGAAGGATTAGAAGCAGGTGGATTTCAAAGTTTAAATGAACAGCAAAAATCAGCTCGACCTGAAATGAGAGGTCCTCAAAATAGTGATATTGATAATATATTATCAGGATTAAAATCCAAAAATGTTAATATCCAAGAAAAAAAAGAGGATTCAGTAATAAGTGCTAGTGAATTATTAGATATGTCCACAGGTAAAATGCCGAAAAAAACTCAAAAACGTAAACAAAAATCCGATAAAAGTATTGTAACTCTTGATCTATAATTATTCATAATATAATCAAATATTTTATGAATTAAAATAATAATAAAAAATAATTTAAATACATTAATTTAATTTATATAAATGATACTTCCTGAAATGATATCTGAAATTTGGAGAAATATTCAAAATTTATATAATACTTTTACAGAATCTCATTTATTTATAAAATTAGCTGTTGTATTTACATTTTGTAATGACCATATTAATACTTGTGCGCAAAAAGTATATGACAGTAATAAAATTGTAAAAACTAGTGTAGATTTCACTAGTGACACATGTAAACATATGTACTATAATTTTATAAATGTAAAATATGAACCTACTTGCTCAGATGTATGGTATTGTATTATAGGAAGTTACTATAATAGTGTATCTAATAATCTTGTAAAATATGAAAATACAGAACACTATCAAACCATTTTTGAAAAAGTTGAAAATGATGGTGTTACTGAATATTATACAGCATCAAAAAATATTTTAGACTACTCAATGTGTAAATTAGGAACCATATATGACGGTTTGTTTATAATGAAATATTTTCAATATTATATTAGTAGAGTCATGTTTAATAAAACTGTTTTACCTAATTTAGATGAGTTAGTAAAGTCAAGAGTTAAATTCTTATCTATTGAATATATTCATCCGGAATTAAATAATCCATTAACATTAGAAATTGATGATGGTTTTTTTGTAGAAGGAAATGAGTTGTTTAATGTAACATTTGTAAAAAGAATTTTAGAATACCAAACTCAAAAATATATATTTGACAATCGTTATAGAATACTAATTATGGATAATAAGATGAATTTAATAAACTTAAAATCAGACAATTATATTACATTAGGTTCAAATGGTTATGATATTAAAATTTCATAAATAGAAAATTGATTAATAATACAATATAAAAATAAATTATAGAACTAATATATTAGGATGACTGATACCAATAATTTGAATGATAAGTGGGATCTATATTATCACTTACCAACCGACAGTAATTGGGAAATCGATAGTTATAAACCTATAATGCAAAATATAATTAATTTATCACAAATAAATGAAATTAACACTAAAATGGAAGATGGAGTTATAAAAAATTGTATGTTATTTTTGATGCGCACTGGTATTACACCAAGATGGGAAGATAAAAAGAACAGAAAAGGTGGTTGTTTTTCATATAAGATTCATAATAAATTTGTAGCTAATGTTTGGAGAGATGTTTTTTCAGAAATATGTAAAGAAAGTTATTGTAATGATATATCTATAAACAAACATATCAATGGTATTACTATATCTCCTAAAAAGAATTTTTGTATTTTAAAAGTTTGGTTTGATTGTATTGAATATCAAAATCCTAACATATTTAAAACAATACAAGATATATCAAATGATGGATGTTTATTTAAAGAACATACTCCAGAAAATTGATTGTCTATTATTTTTAAATGTTAAAATTAATAGATAAAGATATATAATCATTAAATGATTGAAAAACAGATATTTATTGAAAATATCAAATATACTTTCATTGTTGGTAGAGATGCTAATGAAAATACAGAAATAATAAAACAAGCAGAACCATATGATTTATGGTTTCATGTTTCTAATTATCCATCTTGTCATGTTATATGTAAACTCGAACCTATAAAATATGATAAAAAAATATTTAGAAAAATAATAAAACAAGGTGCTATATGTTGTAAGCAATATTGTTCTTACAAAAATATTGATAATTTATCAATTGATTACACCTATATAAAAAATGTTACATTGACAGATATACCAGGAAGTGTAAATGTTACTAATGTAAAAAATATCGATATATAATAAATGGATTGGTTATATACTATTTTCATAGGAACTATTTTTTTCATATTAGGTCAATTATTTTTACGTAAAAGTTTTGATACTGAAAACTCACCTATACAAGTATCATTATTATTCTCTTCTGCTATTGGTATTTTTAGTATTTTAACTATAATTTACATGTATAATCAAAAAGGCATTAATTTTAATTATGATATTATTAATCCAATTTTAGCAGGATTAGTATTTTTTATTGGATTTTTCTTTTGGATACAAACAATTAGTTCAAAAGAGTCACTTGGTTTAATCAGAATAGCAATGGCCGGATTTGAAACAATAATTTTGTTTGTATTAAGTCATTTATTCTTTAATGATATGATAACCCTTAAACAATTAATTGGAACAATAATTATATTATTAGGTATTACAGTAACATCATTATAGTTTGATAATAGTCATTTATAAAATTGACTATTATTTATAGTTTTTAAAATATTGTATAAATAAATATTAATAATGGAAAAAATGATTGATTTATTATCAGAAAAAGTAGTTGATAAAAGTTGGAAACAATTTGAATTTCGCGGAAAAGAATACATGGGAATTACTATTGGTTCTTATGAATATCCAAATATATTATCTGATTTTAATAGTTTAGCATATATTAAAATGATTATGAAAAATTATTTCATTAACGATTATGAAATAGTTGAAAGACAAAATACTGCTGTATCAGGTATTTCTATTTTCATTCAAAAAGACCAATTTGTAAAATTAGAATACTTTTTACAAAATATAAAATAATAAAACTTATATTTAAGCTTCTGGTGGAAGTGGTGCTAAGCACAATTTTATTTCACCTAATGATGCGACATCATATTTTACTATTAATGGTAAATCATTACCTAGATACATTTCTAAGTGACTACATAATGGAGTACATTTTATAAAATGGCTCAAACTTTTAAGTGAGAATTGTCCTTGTATAACAATTGAATTATCTGTTTTTTGTAGAAATTCCATATTTCCATTCGATTCTGAACGGAAAATTCTAGATTTCGCAAATGACCCTTCACATGAAAAAATCAAATCACTTCCTACTGATTTAATATCAATTCTGTCTGAAATTCCATTCATATCACGAATAATCTTTTGAAAATCTCCCGTAGGCAATGTTATAATTGTAGAATATTCCACATCTGGAAAATCACCTTCTTCATTTTCTGGTTCTATTAATTTTAATTTTTGCGAATAACATTGTTTTATTTGACCATTATCATACTGTAATCCCAAATGTGAGACAACACCTTCATGATAATCTTCTTTGTCAATATACAATGAAAGAGTATCATCATTTGACATTGTTGAAATCACTTTAAAAAGATGTAATGTATTAGCGCACACTATTATTTTATTTGGATCACATGTATATTGTTCAAATTTTTTTGCATCTAATATTACATTTACCAATATAGTATGTGTTTTATCAAAATTAATAATTTTCAAACCACTCGATGTAAATGTCATTGTCGCATCTGTCAAAATATCTTTTATAGCAGTAATCATATTACGTATAGGTTGAATTTGAACAGTTTTTATTGTTAAAACATTATTCTGTTCGTTCATATTATAATATAAAAATATATCTTGGGTTATTTTTATATATCTTTTTATTTTATTGTTTTTTAATAGCTAAAAAAATTTTCACTTGATAAATTCATATTTTCGTCAAAAATAATTGATATTATTTTATTTGAAGGTATATTATAATTTTCAAATGTTTCATCATCCATATCTTTTAAATATTTCATTAATACACGCGCTGTATGTTTATGTGTTACAATAATTGGACTATCATTTTTTATTATACATGGTTCAATATAATTTTTATAATATGGGACTACTCTTTCATATACATGTTTCTTTGATTCACCACTGTCTGCTATAGTATCATAATACTGATTTTTATATACTTTATAATTATTTTTCATATTACTTGGAATTTCTCTGATACTTGGAGGAAGCATAGTATAATTTGAGCGCATTTTTTTTGTATATTCTACACCAAATGCTTCACGTATAAATTCTCTTTCTACACCTTCTAAATTTCCATAATGTTTTTCATTTAATCTCCATGATGCTAATGTTGGTACGTCATAATCATATAATTGTTTTTTTATTATATTACTTGTTTTTATCGCTCTATCTAGTGATGATGTGAATATTACATTTGGAAATATTTGATATTTATGTAAAACACCAGCAATATTACTAGCTTCCTTTTCACCTTTTTCTGTTAATGGAATATTTGTCCAACCTGTAAATTTGCTATCCATGTTCCAAATAGATTGACCATGACGAACTATTAACAATCGACGATACATATATATTATATTGAGATAGTTGTTTTTGTATATGTTTGTGGATTAGAATTAATTCCATTATTTTTATTACTACCCCATATTTTGCCGTAATATTTGATTATATTAGTTTCGTATTTATCTTGTATTCTACTAGATTTCTTATTTATAGGAAAAATAGGTTTTGTTTCTATAAAACAACAACATAAGACTTTTTCTAAAACAAGTACTAGAATCAGAATTGGTACACAACATGTTTTACAGCAAGAAATATCTGATGAATAGTGTCTTTCTGAATGAACTTTATTATTTCTTATATTTATATTTGAATAATGTCTTTCTGAATGAACTTTATTATTTCTCATAATTTATATTTGAAGTACAACTTTAAAAGTATAATTTATCAATTTTATCAGATTAAATAAAAAATAGTTTAAAGATTTTTACAGTATTTATAATAATGAAACCGATTATTATTTTCTGTATTCCAGGTAACTCATTTTCCAACCGTTTTTTGACTAGTTGGACAAATATGATATATGCTTTAAAAGATAAATACGAAATATTCTTATCTAATAAATTTTCATCTCAAGTAAATTTCGCTCGTGCTCTATGTCTCGGCGCCAATGTTTTGAATGGTCCCGACCAAAGACCATTTGGTGATGGTAATGGAAACATTAAATATGATGCTATCGTATGGATAGATAGTGATATGGTATTTACACCAATAAATGTAGATAAATTAATACGAGGCTGTCTGGATAAATATCCAGTATATTCTGGTTCATATGCAATGGATGGAGGAACACATTTATGTTGTGTCGAAAAATGGGATGAAGAATATTACAAACAAAATGGCTCTTTTAAGTTTATAAGTGTAAATGAAGGACAACAACTTATATCAAACAACAAACCATTTGTTAAATGTGCCTATGTTGGATTCGGTTGTTTAGCTCTTCGTTATGGTGTTCTCGAACATCCTAATTTTAAATATCCTTGGTTCTTTAGAAATATTACACAATTTACAAAAGATGATGGAAGCATCATCACTGATGGAACCAGTGAAGATGTAAGTTTTATTCGTAATATGATTGAAGCAGGTGTAGTAGATAGTGTAATAGTTAACTTAGAAATACGTTTTGGACATGAAAAAACTATTGTCTATTAATACTGAAAATTCGGAATATTATAAATTTGCTGCCATTCTTGCGGACTTCGCCTGAATTTTATCAAATCAATACCTTCTTCAATAATATCTAATAAAAACAACTGATTTTGATACGTTGATGAAGTTATCATACGTTCTTCATATTCCTGCCTTTTTTTAATCCATTTTTTATAATATGTTGAATAGGTTTCTTCGGGTTCAATAATTGATAATTCATATTCACTTAGAGCTCGTCCAGCACCATTTAATTCTACATCATTTTTAAATTCCATTATATGTGAATAGTTTTAATATTTATATTTATTCAAGAATATATATAAATTCACAAAATTTATTTCTTACTAACTCTTCGCGATTTTTTATTATCTAAAGGATTTGACATTTTTTTTGTTGTTGGTTTTCTAGTAAACTCAGCTAATATCTTTCCAGTATCACCAGAGAAATTTTGAATATCTTTAAATATGCTGTAATCAGGAGAATCTTCATCTGGTTTTTTGTTTGCTTTTTTTGTTTTTTTCATAAACATTTTTTTTATTGTTTTAAAAAATCCTTTTCCTCCTTTCTTTTTCATAGTTTTGTTTTTTCTTTCTTTCTTTTTCATAGTTTTGTAAACCATATCTATATATAATCAAAATATATTTTACCATTCAAATTGTTGAAGTGTTACATATTTTTTTTCTTTTGAATAATCTCTTTTAATATTTTCTAAAAATGTATAAATACGTTTTTGCATTTTATCATCAATTGGCCATGTTTTTCCTTTAGAAATCTTTTCAATAAAATGTTTATCCGGATCTGAAACGCATAAATCACCAATCTTATCTATAATAGCAAATATAATACATAATTCATCATTATTATAATCATGAATATTAATTTCTTGTATAGCTTGTAATAAACTATAATTTCTAAAAATATGAAATTCACTTCTATATTTTTGTATATTTATATCAATCGCATGTAATAATTCTGGCTCATCTAGTCGTGATATTATACCTATTTGTTGCATTTTATTATTCATATATATGTATTATCTTAACACACATATATCTTTAAATAAACTCAATTTTAGGTTTACCGTTTTTATAAATTAAATCAGCAACCTTTTTATCAACTAGATCGGTTAAACCTTGAATTGCGTTTTCATATGTTTCTAAATCATAAACTTCACCAGTTTCTTCATTTAATGCGTATTTTTTATTTTTATATGTTAATTTCTTAGCAGTCCACTCTATAAATTTGTCATTTAATCCAGCTGTTTCATTTTTATCTATATCTATGTTTGGAATTGTATTAAATTCATTAGATTGTATTTTACCCAAGTTATAACATACTACTGTTTCATCATTCTTTTTATCAGCATATAAGTTACAGTCAAATGCTGTAGATTTTACAGCATCAAGTAATTGACTATTAATACGTTCTTTTAATTGAGCAATTTCAAATAATGTTTCATCTGTTGTTATAGGCGTTTTTTGATCGATTTTACTCAAATCACGTATTTGTAATTCTTTATGTCTATCACTTGTTTTTTGTTCATCACTTAATGTAGTTAAATATACATAAATTTTGACATTTCGCAATGCTTTTGGTAAGTCTTCATGACTACAAATACGACGAGCACGACCAATTACCTGTTTTATACGTACCATATGCCAGTATGGCTCAACAATATGAACATAACGTGTATTTTTTAAATTTATACCCTCAGCACCAGATGATGTAATCATAAATACTTTAATAATTTCTCCCATAAAGTTATTTTTATGAATTTTGTTTACATGTTCAACAATAGCCGGAGGTACAACTTCCCAATTACTATTATAAACGTTACGTATAATTTCTTTTTCTTCATCTGATTCAGTACCAGTATATAATACAAATTTCGGTTTATTTTCATCACCTATCTTTTGTGATACTATCCAACCATCTTTGACACTTTTCTTTATTTTAAATTCAGCATATCCATTTGCCTCTAATATAAGCTTTAATATACCAATACCTTCTATTGTACGAAATTGACTATATATTAATTGTAATCCTACATTGTCTGGATGCTTCAAATTATCTAATAACATTACAAACTTAGGACTTAAAACTTCTAAGCTATCACGATTAAGATATACTGATTTCCCTTGTTTATCTTTTTTTGCTAATTCTTTTAATGATTTTGTAATTAATTTTTGATAATCAACATCTTCTACAATATTATTTTCGTCTTCTACATTGAAATCATCTCTTCCTTTTATTTCTTTTTTCTTAACCCCATCTATTTCATCTTCATTTACTTCATCTTTATTTCCAGGCATTGGACGTTCAATTTCAGATGGAAATACGAAATTACATGCTGCACGTGAAAATATACGATAAGTTGATGAAATTTTCATATCTTCCTTATCTAATCCTTTATTCATTCTTTCTCTAGTACTCTTCTTTTTATCTTGATCAGCTTCCTTCTTTCTTACACTTTCATAATGAGCAAATTGATGACCACTCATAGTAGCTTTCATTAAAAAGAATTCATTATTATCATCTGTTTTTATCACCTTAGGCATTAATTCTTCTTGTGCGCTTCTAAAATATGAGGTAAGACCCAAAATACGTCTTTTAAATAAATTAGCATTCATTAATTCACCTTTGGATGTATTTACAAACATTTCTAAAAATGCGTCAGGTTTATCAGGTAAAGCAGTATAATTCTCTACATTAATTTGTTTTTCTTTAACATCTAATTTATGTTTACGTAATAATTTAATAACTGTTCCAATAAATTCTTCATTACTAATATTACCAGATTCATCTAATTTCATACCATTATATTTATCAAAGTAACCGTTTCCGCCACTATGTGTATGAAAGTCTTGATTATAACCTTGACGATAAAATAATTCAATAAGTTCTCTTAATTCTTCGTCTATTTCTTCATCTTCTGGAACAAGCTTTTCAGCAAATTTTAATTTTCTAGTTTTTCTTTTATTGGATTTTTTTCCATTTTTTCGAGAACCACCGAAACCTACATTTTTTCTAATATATTCACGAGCAATATTTGCATTACGCTCGAAAACATTATAAAATGTATTTTCATCATCTTCTTCTTGTTGTTGTTTTTCTTCTTCTTCACTTTGTTTATCTTCATCTTTTTGGTCTTGTTTTAAATTTTCTAATTCCTCTTTTAATTCTTTTTCTTGTTGGTCTTGTGTTTCTTTTCTCTCTAAGGCGAGTACATTATTTTCTTGAAGTTGTTTAATTTGCTCTTTTAATTCATTTAATTCTGATTTTAAATCATCCATATTTTGTGGTTCTTCTTCTTGAATGGTTTCTTCTTCTGGTTGCTCTTCTTTTTCTTCTTCTGATTCAACATCTTCATTATCTGGTTGTTCTAATTCTTCATCTGGTTGTTCCTGTGGAGGTTGTTCTTCTTCAACAGGTGATTCTTCTGAAGGTTGTTCTTCTTCAACAGGTGATTCTTCTGAAGGTTGTTCTTCTTCAACAATTGCTTCTTCTGAAGGTTGTTCCTCTTCAACAATTGCTTCTTCTGAAGGTTGTTCCTCTTCAACAATTGCTTCTTCTGAAGGTTGTTCCTCTTCAACATGTTGTTCTTGTGAAACTTCTTCAACAGGTTGTTCTTGTGAAACTTCTTCAACAGGTGGTTCTTGTGAAACTTCTTCAATAGGTGGTTCTTCAGAGACTTCTTCAATAGGTTCAGCCTTTTCAATAGGACCATCTCCACCTTTCATTGTACGTTTAGTTCCTTTTAAGACTCCTGGTTTTTTTACATTTACAAATCCAAATGGGTTTCTAGTTATTTGTAATTGGTTTCCGCTATATTCTACATAATCATATGTATGGAATCCTTCTTTATCAAATATCTCTAAGATACGTTCTTGGTCTATTTTTTGAGTTGTTTTTACTTCAATAGGAAGTGTCCATGTTGTAATATAACCTCTTAAAATATTAAATAATACACCTATTTCATTAGGGTAATTAATAACAGGGGTTCCTGAAAGTAATACTATTTTAACATTTTGAGCACTCATCAAATATTCATATAATTTGTATGAAATAGATGATTTTTTTTTAATTTTATTTACAATACGACTTACAAAATTATGAGCTTCATCAATAACAACAACACTATTATCAAATGGATTACGTGTGTATTTTCCCGTTATTTTTTCCATTTGCTTATCATTCATTCCGTTGTAATTAAGATCGGTATACTTTGTACGTATCATTTCGTTTATTTGTTCATCTATTGCTTTTTGTTCTTGAGAACTTTTATCAGAGAAATTAGGTTTTTTACTAACATTTACTAACCAAGCACCTTTTTTTCTTCTAATATATTCTTTTGATAGACTCAATGCTTGGCTTAAAATAGGTACATATTCTGGATTTAATTTGGTTGAAACAAATTCCCAATATTGATTTTTTTTATACATTAAATCACCACACTTTTTAAGTTCACTAAAAAAATTCATTTTTAATGATGCTGGTGTCATTATGAAGATTCTTTTATCACTCTTCATACCTTCTGCTAAAGCAATTGATGAACATGTTTTTCCAGAACCTAAACCATGGAATAATAAAATACCACGATAAGGACTATATAAATTAATATAATCACGTACAATTTTTTGATGTGTTAATAAATCAAATTCACCTTCATCACCTCTTTCACAACTAATATTACTTTTTTTTGTTTTTATTTCTTTAAGATAATCTTTAAATAGTTCATTCATTTTACGTATAAATATTTTACGATTGTTCATATAATATGACGATGCTTGTATAATTATTTTATCTTTTTCTTGTGGTAGTCTTTTATCTAAATCTGTAATTTCAACAATTTCATCATCGTCTACATCAGGTAAAACTTTATTAATAATTGGACGTTTAATTTTAAGATCAGATTCCACTTTTTTAGGTTCATCCTTTTCTGGTTCAACCTTTTTAGGCTCAACTTTTTCAGAAACAAACTCCGGTTCTTTAATTATTTCTGTCTCTTGTTTTACAATTTTATTTTTCTGTAGTTGTTCTTTTATAGCATTTCTGTCAATATTGACTTTTCCACGTTTATCAATTATTTCTACTTGTTTTTTACTAGGAATAAGTATTTCAAATGTTGGTTTTTCTTGTGGAATAGGTCGTTTTTTCAAAAAATCAATATTCATATATATACAATAATGCTATATAAATATTTTTATGTGTAATTTTTAAGAACTTCAATTGCGTCTTTACAAGAAATTTGTTCTGCTTTTTTCTTTATTTTATGTAAGCCTTCACCTAAAAATATAAAAATCTTATTTTTCTCAGCCATTATATCATGGATATCTTGAAAACTCTTAAATGTATTAATATGTTGCGCATCATTATGTTTTAAATTATGAGGTGATTGTCCTAAACATAAATATACACCTGTATGATAACCACTTTCATTGTGATAATCTTCTATTTCCATATAATGTGGTGTAACTTTAAATTCTTTTTGAATAACCACTTGTAATAGATTTTTAAAATTTTCATCTATATTAACTAGACTTATCCAATCAACATGTGTTTCAAAAACATTTTCAACAAATTTTTGTACCACTTGAAACCCTGGACCAGTTACAAACATATCACTATACCAATTATCGTCGTTTATTTCTATTTTATTTGCATCTAAAAATAAGGCTCCAATAAATGCTTCAAATAGACAACCCAATTTTTTTATATTTGTTCGCGTTTGTTTTGATTCAGCATGTTTAGACATAATTAACCACTTATGAAGTCCCATATCGTATGCTAGTCTACCAATAGATTCATTTTTTACTAATACAATCTTTTTTTCAGTCATAAATCCTTCGTTTTCCTTTGGGAATCTTCTATATAAATAATATTTAGTAACACATTCCAAAATTCCATCTCCTAAAAATTCTAATCGTTCGTTAGATTTAGTTGATAAAGGAAGACAATCTGTTGGTTTTTCAGCAATTTCAATATTATTTAATTTATTTTCTTCATCCGGTCTTTTAGTATAAGACCTATGTATAAATGCTCGTCTAAATAAATTATAATTGTGAATAGGAATATTTATATTGTATTTTTTTAATATATTTTGAATATCCTTTTCATTTATAGTTATATTTAGGGGATTATACGGGTCAAATAATAATTTTTCAGTACCATCAGGATTTTTAATTAGTACAATATCTTCATCATTCATATTATTACTCATATTAATATGAATTATATATTATATCATTAAGGATTGTTTATATCCTTTTAATATATTGTAAAAAAAAATATTTAGATAGTATATAATATGCCTTCAACAGGAAAAAAATTCGGACAAAGTAGTATTAAAAACCAATCAACAAATGGTGGAGATAAAAAAGCAGGTCTTCCAGGATTAATTGGACGTTCAGCATGGTCAAGCGTTGCATTAAACGGAACTAAACAAAACATGACTGCATTAAAAATTCCAGTTACAGCCACAACAAGAGCTTCTCGTCCAACAGGAAGCTTAGTATGGCGTTAAATTAATAATTTAACAATTAAACAATATAATAATACCTTTATTCTATTGTTAATGCGAATAATTATAGATTATCGAGAACATGATTTATATGATGAATTATATAAATTAACGACAAATGGATTAGGACCATTTGCTTCCACTATAGAAAAAGAGAATTTAGAACTAGGAGATGTTGTTTTAATGAGAGAAAATAACGAAGTTATGATGATTTTTGAAAGAAAGACATTAAAAGACTTAATTAGTTCTATTAAAGATGGTAGATATGAAGAACAATGTTATCGTTTGACACATTCGAATAATCTCCATAACCATAATAAAATGTATATCATTGAAGGTAATTTAACATGTTTAGTTACTTATTTAGAAAAGAAACTTGTATTATCTTCATTAGTTTCTTTAAATTATTTTAAGGGATTCTCTACAATGAGAACTGAAAACGTTAAGGATACTGCTTTTTATATATTTCAATACTCTGAAAAAATGGATAAAGACTTAATGAAAGCGCGAATCCCATATTATTATAATATTGATAAACCCTGTAATGAAATCACACAACCTAGTGTAACTGATTATGTAAATGTTGTTAAGAAAAATAAAAAACAAAACATAAATGCTGAAAATATAGGGCATTTAATGTTATGTCAAATTCCGGGTATTAGTTCTAACATTGCAAA